GATAAAACCTTTGCTTCCTCAGCCGGATTTATGTTTTTCAGGACTCCGTTTGTCCAGATCTCATCCAGCTCCTCATGGAAATGCGGGGACGGACGCACAAAATAGTGGGGCAGATACGCCCTTCCAAAGTATGAAAGATCAAATGCCGCAAGCTTTCTCCGCAGTCCGTCCGGTCCCATCAGAGGATCACCGGCTTTGTAATTCTCATACAATTTCTTTCGCAGTTCCCCACGGTCACCGCTCCGGAAAACATACTCCTCAAAGAGGTTTTTCTGATATTTCTCATTATTTTTAAGTTCGCTGTAGTCGTCATCGTCTGCGTCCAGCTCCCGCAGCCAGTCGTCAATGTCAATCATCCTGTACCATCCGCTCCTTTGCGCCCAGGAGAATCTCTTTGAGCTTCTGTCTGGATTCCTCATCCTGCCTGATCACTTTCATCAGCTCCGCCTCCGCCTGCTTCAACGCGACATCCGCCTTTCGCTTCATGTCCTGGCGTACCCGGTCCTTATAGACCTTTGTCCGCGACAGGGAAGCGATCAGCCGCCCGGCTTTATCAAGGGGCATCTCATTGAATTCTTCCTCCGCGGTTGCCACCTTGTCTACAAGACCGCTCATCATCATCATGATCGCAGCCTCCGTGTAATCGGCATTCGGATTGTCTTTTACCACCCGCAGCAGCTGCTCCGTCTGCGCCTGCGCCTCCAGAAGCCGCTGCGTCGCCGTGTTGGTACGCATTGCATAACGCCCGATGCTCGACTTTGAAATCTTATATCCCTCCGCCTTCAGGTATTCGCTGATATACGCATAGGTATTGGACGTGTCTGCAAGCATCACGTCCACTTTCAGTTTCAGTTCCTCTGGCAGTTCGTCGACCTTTGATGTCACCCGGTTTCTTGTTCGCTGTTTGCCCATCAGACATCAACCCCCGGGTCCTCGACCGTCCCCTCTGCAAGGTCAACACCCTCTTTCGTCAAACGCACAAGCGCGTCTTTTGCATAAGCCGTGTAGCTGGTCACCTTTTCATCCGTAAACTCGACGTACCCGGCATCCTGCAGATAATCAAGGTACTTTCCGATATCCGGAGAGATGACCACGCCCGCCGCAATCATGGCGTTTGACAGCTGCCTGACGCACAGCGTGTTGCGTGTGCCCTTGACAAGCGCCCGGATAATGTAGCCGCGCACCGCCTTATTCTGTTTTACCTCTTCTTTTTCAAGATCCGTCACCGTTTTCACCTCACTTTTCCTTGTTGGAATTCATCAGCAGCATGTCAATCTTCCGTCCAAGCTCCTTAATGTTCTCCTCCATATTGTTGGCTACCCTGATATAGTCCTCCCTGAGGACATACACCACAGGAAGGTCCGCTTTCATCTGCGAGATCTCGCTTCTGATCCCCTGTATGTCCTCATCATTTTTCTGTTCCAGTCGGTCGATCCGCTCATTTACCTTTTGGTCATTCTGTTCGATCCGCTTCTGGATCTGTTTGTTTCCCCGGTCAATATCCGCCAGCCACTTTTTAATAAAATAGGTCAGGACTCCTCCGCCTAGCGCGATCACCGCCGCCATGACATCCGCAAATGTAATCACATAATTCATATCTGCACCGCCTTTTATTTTCCAAGCATCCGGCGGTACAGTTCTGTCACATCATCCCATCCGGACATGCTGACCTTTGCCACCACAAACGACGCGAGGAACGATGCAAACACCATGTACCACTCAACCGCCTGTGACATCCATGCCATCATCGCCACAAATGCCGGTGTCGTAAGCGCGGCCGCCACCACATAACACACCAGCTTTGTCGGCAGCCTGTTGATGCGTGACACGCATTTCAGGCATTCAACAACCAGCGATGTGACAAATGCGCAGATCCCAATAAATGCCATGACAAACGCAAGCACCCGTGTGTAATCATAATTTCCTGCCATGCTTAAAATTTCTGCCATAATAATTCCTCCTTTCAGTCCATAAACGCAAAAAAATGAGCATGTAACCTCTGTTACATGCTCATTGTATCTGTCCTGTTCGGAACTTTTTAGGGGTAGTGTTTCGGGAAAATATTTCCGGAAAATTGATAAAATTATACATTTTTTATTGACAACCACGTAAACACGTGGTATTATATACTTGTAAGGAGGTGATACCCTTGAGGGACATCATTCGGGAGATGACTGAAGTAGCCAGGGAGCTCAATAAACTGTTTGACCAGCTGATCAAGCTCGCCTGGAAGGTATCCTCACTGGCCGGTGTGATACTCTTCATCATCTACTCACTTACCAGGTAAGGCGGCGGGGCAAAAGCCCCGAGGCCTTTACTAAAAAATATCACAACTCCCTCAGGATTGCAACATGAAAGAATTATTGAAAGAAGCCGCACGCCTGATACCACGCATCCTTCTGACAGTGCTTCCGTTTGCACTGTTAGCCGCGATGTACCACTTTCTGTTTTAGGAGGCACACATGAAACTACGGGAAATACGCACCGGACAGAATCTTTCTGTTCCGGAACTTTCAAGACGCTCCGGTGTACCAGTCCGCACGATTGAGGATCTTGAAAAACGCGGTGACGGACGTATGTCAACGCTCATCCGGCTTGCAGATGCCCTGCAGGTCACTCTGGACGAATTGTGCCGGGATTAAATCCCGGCACTTTCCATCCAGTCCGCAAGTGACATCTGCCCTGCAGGCGGCTCATTCTTGAGCACGTTCTGGATCTGCTTGACCGTCAGGTTATACCGGTCTGCAAGCTCCTTCATGTTATAACCATTGTATTCCTTTTTGATCCTCCGGTTACGCGCCGGAGCGACCACGTTCTCCACCTTCGGAAAATACAGCTCATCACCGCGGGAATAGTTGCTTAGTAAAACAAAATTCCGGATCCCGATCAGTTCCACAATCCCACGGTAACGGTCTCCAATGTCATCGATCGTTGTCTCGCCGATCAGCTCCTCCAGAAGCTCGTCACCCATGACTGTCTCCTTTCCCTATCCGACCTTCCTTGTATACGCCAGCGCAATCCATCCGGTTCCGCTCTTTAACTTCCCCCAGCCGTCCTTTTCCTCTGTGATCGTATATTTCTTCTTCTGTGATTCGGTTTCCCTGATCTCCCCGGTCTTCCGGTAATCTGATCCTGCACCAGCACGGATGCGCAGCACGTCACAGGTCGTCTGGATCAGGTACGGAAGCCCTGCATCATCTTTCTCCGGCTTCTTTTCCTGCTCCTTTGCAGGCTGCTGCGCCGGACCAGCTGCGGCATCTGTACGGTACGCTGCAAGATCCTTTCTGAATTTGCTCCATACCTTATTACCGGAACGCACATCCGGCTCCCCGCAGGTCTTTCCGGTCACGTCGTAGTGGCGCAGGATATGGTCCCCATCAATACCATACTTGTCAGCGAGATACGCAAACAGCTCTACGGCTGACTTCTTTGTGGCTTCCGTATAGTACCACTTACCGTTCTTGTCCTTTTTCACGCACAGCTCCACGCCGATTGAGTTGCTGTTGCGGCATTCCTTATGCTTATAGGTCTTTGCCCCGCAGTGCCATGCAATATCTTTTTCCTCCACACACTGCCAGATCTCACCGTCGTGACCGACAAAGAAATGTGCGGACGCGCCACGGTATGTATTGTAAAAATATCTGCAGTTTGCTTCCGCGCCTCCTGTAGCACCCACGTAATGCTTCACCAGATACCTGATCTGTCCCCTGCCCCGGTTCGCATCCGTAAAATTCACTTTTGAGACCAGTCTGTGGATCTCAGGCTTCTTTGCTGCCATTCTAATCATCCCCTTCCGCTTCGTCATCAATACCTTCCGTACCATCAAACCCCATCATGTCAGGATCGAAGGATGTGCGGAACAGCTTCAGTTCCTCCTCCGTCATTGCATCCGGAACTGCAGACGGCTCCTGCATCCCTGCTTTTTTCGCTTCACTTGAAAATACATCCGTCATTATCATTCATCCTCTTTCTTATAGTCGATTGTGATTGCGGTCTTGGAGTCCACGATCAGGCACTTCCTGATCTCCCCGATCGTCTGGTCCAGAAACTCTTCCGGGAGCATGGCACGGATCAGCTCACCGTTTCTGATCCGGTAAATATACCACAGTTCCACATCAAAGTCCGGCGCATTCTGCGGATCATATCCGAGCACGCTCACCAGCACTTCCCTGTCCTTTACGTAATCGCCCTTCAGCTTTCTGAGCAGCAGTTTTATCTGCTTTACATCCGTGTCCACCGGAAGGTTTTCGCGCAGGAATTCCTCCATCGTATACTCAAAGGTATAGTCTCCTGTAAATACAGCCTTCAGGACACGCTCCAGCAGCGGCTTGTACTTGTAATCCGTTTTTGTGGTTTCTGTCACGTTCTGCTTCCATACACCGTCCGGGAGCAGCTCATGCAGCCGGTCGACATTGAGCACTTCAAGACTCTGTGCATCCGTGACGGCAACGCTTCCGTCCGGGGCATGGAACTTCACGAACCGGATGTTCCGGTCCTCAATGAGCATCAGGCCGCGCGCCTGAAGCTCCGCCTTGACTGCATCCAGCTCACGCCTCCCGTTTTTCTGCTGCTGGTCAAGCCGCACCGCCTCACTGACGAGTGCCTCGGCTCCCATCATCCTTAAATCTTCTGTTTTCATTCCCCGTTGCCTCCTCCTATATAACGCGGCTCCTGTTCCTTGCAGCTGCCGCAGACATATCTTCCATGTATCATCCAGTTCACGTCCTCATTCGTCCCGCAGAAAATGCATCTCGGCCGGTACGGCTTCACCGTGACCGTATTCCCCTCCAGCGACACCTCCATCGGATCCCCGCCCTGAATGCCGATCTCCCGGCGCATTGCAATTGGAATGTTGATGGAACCGTGGCTGCTGATCTTCTTGTAATTATTTTTCATCCTGTTTCCCCCTTTTCGATTTTTGTCCCACAGACCGTGAACGCCTGGCTGCTTCCTGCGCCACCATCTCCATTGCCGCAAGGTGCACGTCCAGCATGTGGTCCCTGACCGACTCAATATCCACACCGCGGGAAAGCGCTGCCATCCCTGCATACTGCTGGATAGTTCCTGCTAAAAACACAAGATTCTCCATGCTGACACCGTGCGGCGTAATATGCACGTTCCTGCTTCCGTCAATCTCCATGACCAGCTTCGCTTTCACGACTGTCCCGCTTCCTTTCCTTCCTGTTCGCGCTCCGCCATCTTTTTCAGCGCCTCAATCAGCTTGGAACACTGCTGGTATGACAGCCATTCCACGCGGTCCACGCCAAACATCCGACTGCACATGCCGCTGATCCGCGACGGTTTGTCCCAGCCGAGCGCCTCCTGCAGCTTATGGAGCTTCCTGCGCTGGTTCTCCGTGCAGGAATTGCCGCGCTTCTGCCTTCTGTATTTTTCTGACCCTGACGAGGAACTTTTCATGTTGCCCAGCACCCGGATCATCATGGTAAGTTCCCGCGGGGACAGTTCCCGGATGCTTTCCTTTCCGGTATGCGCTGCAACCAGAAGATGCAGCTCCTCATCCGTCAGCGACAGTTCCTGACTCTTTGCGAGTCCCCACAGCGTTTTTATACTACCTGCCACCAGAAACCGCCTCCTC